TGGCCGAGCTCGATAGCGATCAAGGCGCAGTCCTTCGCACAAGGCGGGCCGCCAGCGCGCCGCTGGATGCCAGAGTCGCCAGCACGACCACGCCATTCCAGCCCCAGTGCCCAAGCGCCAGGCTGCCCAGTCCCGCGCCCGTCGCCATCCCCACGAACACACCCGTGAACAGCACGGCATTCAAGCGACTGCGCGCGGGCGGGTCGATGCCGTAGACGATGGTCTGGTGGGCGACCAGGGTCGCCTGAATGCCGAAGTCAAAACCGATGGCGGCCACCACGATCAGACCCAACTGGGCTTGCGGTGGCACCACACCGACCAATCCGAGGGCCGCGAAGGATACGGTGGTCAGGGCCGCACCGAGGAGTGTCACGCGCTCTGGTCCGCGGCGATCGGCCAATCGCCCGGCCAAAGGCGCGGCAAGCGCACCAGCGGCTCCTGCAAGGCCAAACGCTCCGGCCGCGGCGCTACCGAGCCCGAAACTGGCGTGCAGCATGACGGCGAGCGTCGACCAGAACGCACTGAAGGCAACGGACAACAGACCCTGGGAAACAGCCGCGCGGCGCAGGGTCGGATGTTGCGCCCAGAGTCTGAGCATGGAGCCGAGCAAGGCGCCGTAGCCCAGTGACGTGGTTGGTGCGAACCGTGGCAACCAGCGCCAGGCGGCGACCCCAATCAAGCCAATCGAGCCAGCCGCGAGGGCGTAAACGGCACGCCAGCCGAATTGCTCGGCAATGAGGCCGCTCATGACCCGGGAGAGCAGAATGCCCAGCAGCAGCCCGGTCATGACCGTACCCACGACCTTCCCGCGCTGCGTCTCGGGCGCCAGGGTGGCAGCCGCTGGAACGATGTCCTGCGCCAGCGTCGCGGCAAGGCCGATCACCAGGCTCGCGGCGAGCAAGGTACCGACGCCCGGGGCGATGCTGCCGAGTAGCAGAGCCAGCATGAGCATCAAGGCCTTTGCCAGAATGATCCCGCGCCGGTCATAGCGATCACCCAGCGGCGCCAGGAGCAGAATGCCGAGCGCATAGCCAAGCTGCGTCAGCATCGGAACCATGCCGACCGCACCTTCGCTGGCCTGGATATCAGAACCGAGCACACCCAGGATCGGCTGACTGTAATAGAGCGTGGCCACGCTGAAGCCGGCACCCGATGCCAGGAGCAGGACAAGCCCAGGCGAGAGCAGATCCGTGCTGTTGTTGAGCGTCAGGGATGAGGAAGTGGAGGTCATGAGGGCAATCCCAGTCCGAACAGAGTCGCGACATTCTCCATGCGCATAAACGGCGGCTGTAGTACCGTCAGACACAAATCCGTTATGCG